GAGGGTTCAGAGATTGTCGACGGAATCGATTATTCTCCGTATCATCCTGATCAAGTTACAATAACAATTCTCGAAGAAGTTTGGAAAAAGGGGCAATTTAAATGTTAAAAGAGTGGCTTTCTCGAGCCCTTGGTCTTGAGAAATTAAAAGAAGAAGCAATTGCAGAAGCAGCCGAAGCGATCAAAACCGCAAGAGAGGCAGAAGCCGCTGCATTAGAGGCAAATAAATTAAAGGCTCAAGCCGAAGTCGAACGCGAAGCAGCTGAATATGCAGCAAACCTTGCAAAAGAAGCAGAACGATTAGCAAAGCTCAGTCCGAAAGAGCGAGCAACGGAAAAAAAGGAACCATGGGTTGGTGTTTTAGAAACTCATGTTAACGAACAGAACCCCCGAAATGGGTTCTTCGAGCTTGACTGGAACGAATACTTTGTGTTACAATTAAAAACTGCCGGGTACGACAGCGAGTCAGACGAAATGATTGTTGATCAATGGTTCCAAGACTTGTGCCGCGGAGTAGGTGCCGAAGCTGGTGTTGATATGGATAGGCGCGGAAGTGGCTATATCAACGTTAATAATTTAGGAAATGGTAGATCCGAAATCTCGTGATTAAAATAACCGTGAACGGAATAACTGCATCTGATTTTGCAGACATTGATATATGGTGTTTTGCAAAATTCGGAGGAAAGAAACATTTTTTTATACAATCTCCTCCAGACAACAATGTTTGGACTTCGGTGTATTACGTCAATGGTTCCGCGATCTATTCATTCCTCCACTCAAAAGATGCAGTATTATTTTCACTAAAATGGGCAACCGATGACACAAACTTACATACACGTTGACGTCACTTAGCTAATTTAAGTCCTTTATTCCAAGGAGGAGCTGTGCGTTTTTGTGCAGCTTCTTTTAATTTCGCCTTGTGGTCTTCGGTTAACGTTCTTCCTTTTTGAGCAGCAGATGCTCTCTGTTTTTGCTCATCGGATCGCCGTTTGCCCGAGGTATTTGAGACCGGTGACGTTATGAGTCTTGACGTATAGGTAAATAGTCATTGCTGATAGTTCCTTGTAAACTGTTAGAGCCGATAGATGGTGGTACATCGTGATCGGCACTTTTATTTAGTAATTTATTTGACATAACAGACCAAACGCGTTATCATAAACAATGAATAAAACATACATATTAATCGATCTAGCAAATGTGTTTTTTAGGGCCAGGCACGTAGTACGTGGTAGTCTTGAAGATAAAGTCGGTATGAGTATTCATACTGTACTTACCAGTGTTAGAAAAGCCTGGCGCGAGTTTAACGGGCATCATATAATTTTCTGTCTCGAAGGCCGAAGCTGGCGTAAAGATCATTATGCTCCGTATAAACGTCAACGAGCAGAAGCGCGTGCTGCTCAATCTCCTTCGGAAGCTGAGGAAGATCAAGTCTTTTGGGAAACGTTTGACCAATTTAAGGAGTTCGTTATCGAACGAACTAATTGTACTGTTTTGCATAATCCGAGACTCGAAGCAGATGATCTAATCGCCGGGTTTATACAATCTCATCCTCGAGATAATCATGTTATTATTTCAACAGACGGCGACTTTGAACAACTAATTGCGCCGAATGTTCGTCAATATAACGGGGTAGCAGGAGTAACCATTACTCACGAAGGATATTTTGACGAAAAAGGCAAGCCTGTTATTGACAAGAAAACAAAGTTGCCAAAGCCTGCACCTCAGCCCGAATGGGCATTGTTTGAAAAGTGCATGAGAGGCGATACGTCTGATAACATTTTTAGCGCATATCCGAAAGTTCGCACTAAAGGCACCTCCAAAAAAGTCGGCTTGCTCGAAGCATTTGCAGATCGACATTCGAAGGGGTGGGCATGGAACAATCTTATGTTGCAACGTTGGGTCGACCACGAGGGCGTCGAACATCGTGTTCTTGACGATTACACGCGAAATAAACTTCTTTGCGATCTTTCTGCACAACCTGAAGAAATTCGGCAAGTAATTAAAGAAACAATCGATGCAAGTGTTACTGCAAACAAGAACGTAGGTCAAGTCGGTATTCGATTAATGAAATTTTGCGGAGAATATAATCTAGTAAAAATTTCCGAGCAAGCACACTCGTTTGCAGAACCGCTTAACGCAAGGTATCCATCAAATGACAACGAAAGCTAAAGTATTAGTTCCCGATAGAGAATGGATTGTTGAAGCTGGTGGAACGAAACTCGGTGGACTGAGTAAAGAAGAACACGGGTTTTCTTTCTTTAAAAAAGGATACCGTGTTGAGTTGCCGAGCATCGACGAAGTAAAAGCACAGTTCGGCGACGAGCTATTTAAAGAAAGCTTAGATACTATTCGTAACCAAAAACTGATTGCAAGCACTTACAGCATCTACGACTATCCATGCAAGGGAAAACCACATAATCCAGTATATAACATCAAGCAAAGGCTTCCAATTTATGCAAAGAACGATAAAAGCAAGAGTTTGTTTTGTGCCGGTTATTACTTAATTCGATTTAAAAAAGGTTGGGCAAAGGCCTTTTGCCCAAAGTTAATCACTGTAGAACGATATGAGTTCAAAGGACCGTTTAAGACTGAGAAAGAATTAAAACAGGAACTTCAAAAGGTTAACAATGAAACAACTTAATACTTTACCAATTGAGCAATTTTTAGACAAAGCACGAATTGCAATAAACAGTAATCAACGACAGATTATACTCGATTCTAGAGAAGTTAAGGCGTTGTCTGACTGTTTAGCTGTAGTCATGACACGGTTAGCCGGTGCAATTGACAGTCAAATGCGATCTACTCAGGCAGAGCCTCCGACTTTCAAAATTAACATGGACGGCGGTGGATTTAAATAAATAAGGTCTCAGATAAATATACTTAATTAGTAGGAAATCCCTGCTAATAACTATGGGAATATGTATATGAATCTGAGACCTCTTTGGTTATATACACAGAACTCCCCTTTTAAAAAATCACTTTGCACTCAAGAGACAAAATCTCTTGTTCAGCAAAGAGCAGCATTTGGTATGATTACTAAGGGAGAGGTTAATCGTGTCTAGACCAAAACCTACAATATTGTTGGAAATTACTGATAAAAAAACATTCAAAACAGAGCAAGTTCTCGAAGCTGATGCAATATGGGCGGTATTTTACAAAGGAATGCCTGTGAATCTTAAAACTAGTTCGATTCTTGCACAAGAATCCGGACCAAAGTATAAGAAAGTTAGCTTTTCGAACAAAGGACACGCCATCAACTTAGCTGAAAAGCTAAACAAGATGTTTAATTGCAACGATTTTGATGTGTATAAACTTGTAACTGGGGAAAAAATTACCTAATGGACACAAAGATACTACTAACTAAAATATTTTTAGAGGCGCTAGATCTGCCAACTGATGATAAAACAGTTAGTGCGTATCTTCCATTATGGTGGAAAAACCCGAGATTACAGGGTGAAAGAAGCTTTGCATTAACCTCACTAGGGTTTGATGTAATTTCAGGTCAAGTTGGTTTGCATTTTTACCAACTTGACCTGCCGGTAGACCTTAAAATTACCAATCAGCTATTAATATGGCTCGATAGATATATTGATTGCCCGTATTTTCTTACCAAAAAAGCCATCTTTGTCTCCAAAGAAAAGATGGCAGTTCAACTAGTCCTGTTTGGGGGCGACTTAGTCAAGTTTGGGCGCGCTAAGTCTAACTCAAAATAATTTCTAAAAACGCTTGACATCGCCACGGTTACTATGTATAATAGTGACACTTAAACAAGCAACACAACAGATTTTTAACACACTCACTGAAAGGTTATTACAATGGCTGAAAAGATCTCCACCAACCGCACCGTTACCCCGAACGAAGCTATCCGCGGTATCCGCAAGTGTATCGATGTGAAGCGTCCGGTATTTATGTGGGGTCCTCCGGGCATTGGCAAGTCCGACATTGTGCATCAAATCGGCCGCGAAGAAGGTCGCGAAGTTATCGACGTGCGTCTGAGCCTGTGGGAGCCCACCGATATCAAGGGTATTCCTTACTATAACTCCGATCTCGGCACGATGACCTGGGCTGCTCCGAGCGAACTGCCGAGCGATCCGAATAGCACCGCGATCCTGTTCCTCGACGAACTGAACTCTGCAGCTCCGGCAACCCAAGCTGCTGCATATCAGCTGATTCTGAATCGTCGTGTTGGCACGTATCGACTGCCCGATGGTGTGTCCATTGTTGCCGCTGGCAACCGCGAGACCGACAAGGGCGTTACGTATCGTATGCCGGCGCCGCTGGCCAACCGTTTCCTGCATCTGGAACTCCGCACTGATTTCGACGACTGGCTCAAGTGGGCTACCTTGAATCAGGTGCAC